GTGGGCTGAACATTCATACCGCGTATGATGGTCATGGGCTTGTGGTTGTTCAAATTCAGTTTTACTTCTGCGCCTGTGCAGAAATCATCGTATAGGGCTTCTAATTCGCCAGCGGCCTCAATGGCTTTGTCACGCAGTCTGTCCTGTATGTTGGGCTTGATCACATCATCTTCTTTGACTTCTTTCTTTACTTGTTCTTTCAACGCCTTGAGTCTGTTGATTTCTGTGCTGACGTGCAGTTGCTCGTGCTCACTGAGTTGTAGGCCCACTGTGGTCATGCGAGCCAGCCAGCCTGTCACGTGCTTGAATTCGTAGTCGCTGACACCTTTGATGCGTTTGGCTTCTGTGCCGCGTCCATTGCGTTCAAGATAATCCAGCAGGAATTCTTTGCTGTCTTTGCGTTGGAAATTGTAGTTGTACCAATTGATGGCGTGGAGCACAGCAGACGAACGTTTGTCGGCTTCTGGCTGTGTGCGCCAGTCTGGCTCGGGTCCTACGTTTTTGAGATCACCGTCTCGTGGTTTCAGGAGTTTTATGGCTGTGGTTTTTGCTGTGCTGGTTCTGACCATGTATTGCCTCACTTTTTGCTTAATTTAGCCAAGAATATATGCTTTTCTAATTCTAACAGGTTTGTGTTTATTTGGTCAACCAGTTCTTGATGTTTTGGTAAAACTCTGTGTAGCCTGCGCTGTTCTACTTCGATGTTGCTGAGTTCGGCCACAAGATGATCTATGGCCCTGATGATGCGATGCCCATCTGCACCCTGCTCCAGTCCGCGTAGATACTGGCGTAGCAGGGGTTCTACACTGTTCCAATCTTCTGCTTGCTGGATAACCAACTGTGTCATAGCACCATATTACACTAAAAATAATATTTGGTCAAATACTAGGCTACCAAAAAACCGCTAAATACGTATTATGCCCAAACTCAGTCTTTACCGCGAGAATTTCACCAACGACTACAAATGGTTTGACCGCAGGATTTCGGAACAATTCACGGTGGGCTGTGCCACGGTATTGATACACAAGTATGTGGGACCCGTCAATCAAGGCACCTCTAACGATGCTACGCAACCTGATTATCTAAATCAAAGCGTGAACAACATCCAAGACCTGCTGTATCTAGAAAACAGAGATCGCAAGTATGATACCACAGTCTATAGACTGCGTATGCATCATACCATGCAGAACATAGATTTCGATCTCACACAGTTTGGCCTGTTTCTCAACAACGACACATTGTTCTGCACAGTACACAAAACCGACTGCGTGAATACCCTGGGACGACTGCTGATGTCAGGCGATGTGATCGAAATGCCTTATCTACGTGAGTTCTTTCCGCTGAACTACGACGAAGTACAAACCAGTCTCAAAAGATATTATGTGGTGCAAGACACAGCCAATGCAGCTGAAGGATTCAGTCCCACTTGGTATCCACACCTGTGGCGGGTGAAGTGCGAGCCCTTGGTAGACAGCCAAGAGTTTGCTCAGATACTGAATCAACCCGAAGATCAAACCAACTACTTTGGACCTTGGGGCAACACTATCGCTTACTTCGAAGGCGACCGTGTTACATTTGGCGACAAGAATTACATTGCCAAACAGGACGTGCCCACTGGTGTGGCACCCACCGGCAAAGATGACGATCCGTATTGGGGCCTAGATCCCAACCAGACCTTCCGAGACATGATGTCTACCTATCAGAAGAACATAGACATCAACAATGCTATCCTGGCACAGGCCGAAGCAGAAGTTCCGCTGTCGGGCTACGACACAGTACCGTTCTATATCGTGCCCACTACCATTGATGGCGAACCCTTGGGATCTACTTACACCGCAGATCAGACCTTGGTCAACAGTTCACAAACAGACATTCCATCATCTTCTGAAAGCATCACGCCCAGAAACAATGCCTGGACCATGGGTTATCTCACTGGCGATGGTTTGCCGCCCAATGGTGCTCCTGTCACACCCGGCGTGGTATTTCCACGCGATCCCAGAGAAGGTGATTTCTGCCTGCGTCTAGATTACATGCCCAATAGACTGTTCCGTTTTGATGGCGCACACTGGGTCAAGTTTGAAGATCGTGTGAGAACCAATATCACGCCCAGCAACACCAATGACACTGAGCACTATGGATTTTACAACAATCCTGGTGATATCTCCACCACAGACCGTGGTGAGATTCCGCGCAAACAATCATTATCTAAAGCACTGCGGCCCAAGGACGATAACTAATAGTCATGGCCAACAATCTCGTACCTTACTTTTACGACGGACAAATCCGCAGATTCATGCTGCAGATCGCTCGCGCATTCAGCAACTTCCAGTGTGAATATGGCAAGGATCAAGAAGGCAATCCCATATTGGTCAGGATACCTTGTATGTACGGTAATGCCTCTAGACAGGCTGCTGACATCATAGCCAAGAACACACAAAACAACTTGCCTGCGGCACCACAGATTACCTTTTATATTTCTGCTGTGAAGTATGCCAGAGACCGTGTGCAGGATCCCACCTTCACTGGCAAGATTGCTGTGCGCCAAAGAACCTACGACGAAGTGACCAATACCTACGAGCGCACTCAAGGCAATGCGTTTATTGTAGAACGCATGATGCCAGTACCGTACGACATCACAGTCAACGTAGACTTCTGGACCAGCAACGAACAACAAAAACAAAGCATCTTTGAACAGATTGGTACCTTGTTCAATCCTGCGATAGAAATACAAAGCACTGACAACTACATTGACTGGACCAGCTTGACTACTTTAGAGCAGACTGATTTACAGTGGAGCAGCCGCACAGTGCCCGTGGGACAAGGCAATCCCATAGACATCATGACCTTTACACTTAAACTGCCGGTATGGATATCACCGCCAGTGAAAGTCACCAAATATGGCGTGATCCACAAGATCATTACCAACATCTTTGATGAATCAGGCGACGCCAACAATGCTCTCACAGGCGACGACATACTGGCTGGCACCCGCGCTGTGATAACTCCCATGGGCTATCAGATCCTGCTGTTGGAAGGCCAGGTACAATGCCTGCGCAGCAATGTACCGCATCAACCGCCCAATGTTGAACTCAATGATCCTGTAGAAGATGAAACCAGCAGCCTGCTATGGCACAATGTGATTGACTTGTATGGCGCTCTGCGCAATGGCATCAGCCAGATACGCATACAGAATCACGATCTAGAAACCGAAATAGTTGGCACAGTGGCTTATCATCCGTCGGATGATCGTGTGATGTTGTTTTCTGCCGACGCAGATACATTGCCTCCCAATACCTTACAACCCATCACGGCTGTGATCAATCCACAACGTTCGGGGCCAGGTTCAGGCCTGCCCTTGGCGTCACCAGGACAGCGCTACCTATTGACCGACAACATAGGCAGTGAGGACAATACAGATCCAGCACCGGCCTGGACTGAAAACGGCGTGGCATTGATAGCCGCTGCCGATGACATCATTGAGTATGATGGTCAGCGTTGGTTTGTTTCCTTTGATGCCAGTGAAGTAGAACCTGGCCAGCAGATAGAGTTTGTGACCAATCTCAAGACCAAGGTGCAGTACAAGTTTGACACAGATCTGGGTTGGATCAAAAGTTACGAAGGTTTCTATCGCGGCGGCGATTGGAGCATCGTGCTTTGAAATCTGTTGATGCTGTAGGCATCATGTTTTACAGTGCTGCCACACATAGATATCTTTACTTACTGCGCAACGATCCCAAACACCCAGGCTCCTGGGGACTACCCGGTGGTAAGATAGAATCAGGCGAATCCATACTGGCTGCAGTGGAGCGAGAATGTCGGGAAGAACTAGGCATGATTCCTGCGTACCAAAAACTGATTCCCATTGAAAAGTTTACCAGCAACGACAACAACTTCAACTATCACACATTCTTTTGTGCTGTGGCAGAAGAATTTGTGCCTACACTAAATCACGAACACATTGGCTATGCTTGGGTGGCAGCAGGTACAGTGCCTAAACCTCTGCATCCTGGTCTGTATGCCACATTCAAGATTGAAGAAATCCGAGACAAAC